TCAACTCGGGTAAGTTATCAAACGGGATTGTCTGGAACGGTAAGCCATACAATACCATCTGGCAGTTGGGATTATATTGGCAGTTTAATCATAAGGGTGTATAGCGCATGACATATTTTGAATTTCCTTATTGCAAAATTGCTGATGGCGTTGCAGTTGCTTGTACGTTAGATCAGATTAGGCAGGACAATCCAAACGTATCTTTTCCTGTTAGCCCGTCAGCATCTACGCTTGCTGAGTACGGCGTTTATCCTTTAAATCACGACTCGCAAACAGGGTTTGCCATTGTTAACCGTGGTCCTATTGAGGAGCGCAACGGGGAATATTGGCAAACATACAACGGGCGAAATAAAACACCAGAAGAATTGCGGGTTTCTATGTCTGTAACAATGCGACAAGCAAGGCTGGCTTTGCTTTCGCAAAACTTATTGTCTCAGGTTGAAGTCGCGTTAACGGCAATGCCTGATGGACAAAGAGAGCAGGCAACAATTGAGTGGGAGTATGGCGGTACGGTGGATCGTTTATCGCCCTTGGTTGTGAGCTTAATTCCCGCGTTAAGCCTTAATGATGATTCTATGGACGATTTGTTTGAGCTAGCAAAGACGCTGTGATTTACCGAGTTATTGAGGGGATATTGGTATGTGGACTGTTAACTTTAACGCTCGGAAGTGGCTTGCTAGCGTTTGGGGCTATGGGGTGCGGATTGGCGATGCACTGTCTCAGCTAATTAATGTGGCTGTATTTTTTAGCGACAATCCAAATGAGTCTGTTTCTGCAAGGGCGCATAGGCAAAGACGAACGTGGTTTTGGGGCTGGATGGAAGCGGCCTTGGACTTTGTGTTTTTAGCTATGGGTCCTAATCACTGCAAAGCATCACACGAGGCTGATGTTGCAAGGGCAAGTAAACTATTAAAAAGCTCTGTCTGAGGTAATGCGGTATGACAACTGAGCATAGGCTTGATCGGATTGAGCAAAAGCTAGATAAGTTAACAGAGGCGGTAAGCCAAATCGCAAGAGTTGAAGAGCAGATATTGTCTGTTTTTAAGCGGTTAGACAGGCATGAAAAGCGCCTTGATGAGCAAGAGGATGACATCAAGGTGTTAACTAGTGAGGTGCTTTCTAATAGCGGTTATATCAAAAACGCTGAGCGGTTTTTTTGGATAGCGGTTAGCGCGTGTATTTCGCTGGCTGTTTATATGGTGCGATAGCTTATGTGGCAAGCAATTATTTCTCCAGTAGCTAGTTTGCTTGGGCAATTCCTTAAGAATAAAGCCGAAGAAAAAACTGCAATTCACGAAGCCAAGATGGAAGTGATTAAAAACACTGCCTCTTGGGAACAGCTAATGGCAAGTGCAAGCGCAACCTCGTGGAAAGACGAGTGGTTTACGCTGTTGCTTTCTGCGCCCGTGGTAGCTGTTGTGTGGGGGATTGGCATGAATGACACCGAAATACTACAGCGCATTGGGATGGCTTTTGAAGAGCTAAATAGGCTTCCTGATTGGTATCAGTATTTGTTGTTTATGGCGGTTAGTGCCTCATTTGGTATTCGCGGTGCTGACAAGTTGTTAGCTCTTAAAGGGAAGGGTTAATCATGCCATCAAGTCCAATCCCAGAAGGCCCAGGCCCACTTATTAACCCTGGCTGGGATCTTAACAACGAAAGCTTTGACAATGCTGGAGATTGGGCTAATTACATTTCGGATCTTCTTGCGGAGTTGCTTGGTAGTTTTTATGAAACAGGCCAAGACACTGACGACATTGATCGCATATACCGCCAAGAAGAAGCTCAAGCATGGATGGATTTGCTTGACGAGATTGCCAATGGCAATGCTGGGATTGACGAATTAAACAATTTTGATGATGAATTTTTGTCTGACATTCCAGAGTGGAATGAGTATGAGCAATCAGTAAAAGACTCATATATTGCTGAGTCGGAAGCTAAAGAAGACGCAGAAACCGAGCCAGAAGAAAAAGAAAAAGATGCGGAAATAACTGATAAGGAAGATACCGAGTCCGAGGAAAAAGAAAAGGACGCGGAAGTTATTACTAAAGATGCAGAGTCTGAAGAAAAAGAAAAAGACGATGCTGAGGCTCAAGAAAAAGAAGACGCTGAAGTTGCTGAAAAAGAAGATGCAGAGATAGCAGAAAAAGAAGATGCGGAAATAGCAGACAAGGAAGACGCTGAGGCTCAGGAAAAGGAAGACGCTGAAGCGCAGGAAAAAGAAGATGCTGAGGTTTTAGATAAGGAAGACGCGGAAGTCACACAAAAAGAAGAAGAAGCTGAGAATAGGTTTAAAGAAACCGAAAATGCGGCTAAAGAAGAGGCCGAGCAAAAAGAAAAAGAAGAGACTGAGAGTACAGAAAAGGAAGCTGAAGGCGAAGACAAGGACAAAGAAGCCGAAAAAGAAAAAGACTCCGAGGAAGAAGGTAAAGACAAAGAATCTGAGGCCGAAAAAGATAAAGAGTCTGAGGAAGAGGGTAAAGACAAAGAAGCCGAAACTGAAAAGGATTCTGAGGCAGAGGAAAAAGACAAGGAAGCTGAAACCGAAAAAGATTCAGAAGCAGAAACCAAGGACAAAGAAGATACGGAGGCTCAGGAAAAAGAGTCTGAAGGTCAGGAAAAAGAAACCGAAGGCGAGGAAAAGGATAAAGAAGCCGAAGCAGAAAAAGACAAGGATTCTGAGGCTCAGGAAAAGGAAGCTGAGAATCAAGAAAAGGATGCCGAGTCTGAGGAAAAAGACAAAGAAGAAGCTGAGATAGGCGAAAAAGAAGCCGAAGAAGAAGGCAAGGATAAGGAGGCTGACGAGCAGGCTGAAAAGGACAAGGATGCCGAAGCCGATAAAGATGCCGAGTCCGAAGAAAAAGACAAAGAAGCCGAAACACAAATCAAGGAAGAAGAGTCAGAGGATACTGGCAAGGAAACTGAAACACAAAACAAAGAACAAACCGAGCAGGAAAACAAAGAGGCTGAGGGGCAGGAAAAAGAAGAAGACGAGCAGGCCGAAAAAGACAAGGACTTTGAGGAAGCCGAAAAAGAAAAGGATGACGAAGAAAGCGAAACCAAAGATAAAGAAGCTACAGAGAGCATTCAGGATGCGGCTGGCATTAACAAGGAAGGTGAAAACGATACCACCGCTAGCACTGTGGACGGAAAGGAAGGCGAAACCGAAGAGCAAGATCCTGACACTAAGGACGGAGAAACTGAAGAGCAGGACCCAGATACAAAGGATGGCGAGACTCAGGAAGAAGAGGAGGCTAATCCTACTAAGGATGCTGAGGGCTGGTGGCAAGTTATTATTGGCAACAAAGACAATGATGATGAAGGCGAAGGCCAAGTAGATATTTGGAACAATCCAACAAAAGATGCAGAGGGTTGGTGGGATACGCTAATCGGCAATAAGGAGGGCGAAGAAACTGAGAAAGAGCCTGAAGCCGACGAAAAAGAAGAGGAAGACCCTGAAAAGGATGATGACCCAGAAAATGCGGAAAAAGAAGGGGAAACCGAAGAAGAGGCATTAGCCAATCCAACCAAAGATGGTGAAACAGTAGATGAAATTATCAATGGCAAGGATGACGATGGCGGCGATCCAGAGGATGCGGAAAAGGAAGGCGAGACAGAAGAAGAAGCGTTATTAAACCCAACCAAGGATGCTGAGCTTGTTGAGGATCTTATCGACAATAAAGACGGTGAGTTTGATGATGCAGACACAGACACCAAGGATGGGGAAACTCAGGAAGAAATTTTTAACAAAGATGGCGAGCAAGTAGAAGAAATTGCTGGAAACAAGGAGGGAGAAGATACCAGCAAGGAAGGCGGAGAATCTGACGTTCTTAACCTGTTTAAAGGCATTGGTCTTGCTGGTGGATCTGGCGGCATAGATGTGGAGTTTACTCCCTTCCGGTCTGGGATTACTTGGAAGGATCCACAGGTTCCTGACGTTCAACTGCCGCAAGAAGACTATGTTAAGAATCTTCAGTCTTCTATGTTTTTTGGCGGGGCTAGCAGTGCCCTAGACGGGCTTTTGCAACGAAACAGCAAAAAGAAGGGTTAAGAGATGACCTATTTGGAAATAGTAAATAACGTGTTGCGGCGTCTTCGTGAGGACACTGTGACCACTGTTACAAACAACGACTACAGCACGATGGTTGGCGACTTTGTTAATGATGCCAAGGCAATGGTTGAGTCTGCCTGGGATTGGTCAGGCATTCGCACAACCTTAACTATTTCTACTGTTGCTGATGACTATACCTATTCACTAACAGGGAGTGGTGACAAAGGCAAAATTCTTAATTTGTTTAACGATACATCTAATTTGAAAATGCAGTATCGACCTCAAGCGTGGTTTGATGACAAGTTTTTTGTTCAAAACCCTGTATCGGGGGCGCCGGAGTTTTACACGTTTGCTGGTGTTGATGGCAGTGGCGATGCTCAGATTGATGTGTACCCAAAGCCTGATGGCGTTTACTCCATTAAGGCAAAGACAGTAATTAGGAATTCTGCTTTAACTAGCGATAGCGATATTTTGGATGTACCAAGCGAGCCAGTGATTCATTTGTCATTGGCGTTGCTTTCTCGTGAGCGAGGCGAAACGGGAGGCACCTCAACAGCAGAGTATTTTGCAATTGCAGATAAATACCTGTCAGATGCTATTGCGCTAGATGCTCAAAGACATCCAGAAGAAACTATTTTCTATACCCCGTAGGAGCAGTTATGGCCCAGCCATTACAAAGCATTAACCTGATTGCCCCTGGATTTAAAGGGGTAAACACAGAAGATTCTCCGTTAACGCAGGATCATTCTTTTGCGGACGTTGCTGACAATGCGGTAATTGACAAGCGTGGTCGTATTGCTTCGCGCAAAGGTATTGGTGTTTTAACAACAACTAAAACTGAGCTTGGCTCTGATTACCTTCATAAGATCCATCATTTTTATGATGAGGATGATAACGAGGTTATTTTTAGCACAGGCAATAACAAGATATTAAGCGGGACAACAACGCTGACAGACGAAACGCCTGGGTCTTATACGATTACTGCTAATGATTGGAAGATAGTCAACTTTAACAATAAGGCGTATTTTTTCCAAAGAGGGTATGACCCTCTTGTGTATGACAATGCAACGGGGTTGCGGTCTTTTGGGACGGTTAACAGCAACACAACAGCAGATATTTTAAAGTGCAACGAGGCATTGTCGGCATTTGGAAGGCTTTGGATTGCAGATAGCGGGCAGGAAGCCCAAACAGTTTATTGGTCTGATCTTTTGATTGGAACACAGTTTTCTGGGGGAAGTAGTGGATCAATCGAAGTGGCAAAGGCATGGCCTGACGGTTATGACGAGATTGTAGCTATTGCCGCGCACAATAACTTGCTTGTGATTTTTGGCAAGCACAGCCTTTTGGTGTACGAAAATGCGTCGAGTCCAGCAAATATGTCGTTGGTTGATACTGTGTCTGGTGTTGGGTGTGTTGACCGAAACTCAGTACAAAGCATTGGTACAGATATTTTGTTTATGTCCCAATCTGGACTACGAAGTTTGGGTCGCACAATACAAGAAAAATCACTACCAATTGCCGACCTAAGTATCAATATCCGCACCGAGCTTATCGCAGTTATCGATGCTGAGACTAAGCCACTGACTTCTGTTTTTAGCCCCGAAAACTCGTTTTACTTAATCTGCTTTCCTAATCAACAAACTGTTTACTGTTTTGATATGAAGGGCAGGCTAGAGAATGGGGGCTACAGGGTAACGCGATGGAGTTCTGTGCCGCATAAGTCGTTTGCCAGAAACGTAGACGGAACATTGTACATCGGCACATCGGATGGGGTAGGGACGTATAGCGGGTATCTAGATAATGCGGCTACATATCGCTTTAGGTACTTTAGCCCTGCTTTAACTTTTGGTGATCCCGCGCGGATTAAGCTGGTTAAGCAGATACGTCCTACTCTTGTGGGTCTAAATGATGGGACAATTTTTGTTAAGTGGGCCTACGATTTTGATACCGCCTTTAAACAATATGAAATCAATATTGGTAATCAGAATCCCTCGTATTTTGGTGAGGCTAAGTATGGAATTGATGAGTATACGGGCGGCGTATTGCTTACTAGGCGGTCTGTGCAAGCCACAGGCAATGGGGGCGTGGTGACGATTGGGCTGGAGTCGGACATAAACGGTTCGGTTCTTTCTGTTCAGGAAATAAATATCTTGGCATTGATGGGTAAAACAGTATGAGTAATTACAGCAAAACAACGGACTTTGGTGCCAAAGACACTTTGCCTTCTGGCGACACCAATAAGATTATACGAGGTACGGAGTTTGACACGGAGTTTGATGCAATAGAAACGTCTGTTGCTACCAAGTCAAATACTGCCTCCCCTACTTTTACTGGGACTGTTACGGTTCCAGCCTTAACGATTACGGGAAATGTGTCGGTTACTATGGACAGTAATGACACAGTGGTAATTGACGGAGGGACTTACTGATGTCTTTATTTGGGGATATTGCTGGCCTTGCGGCAATTAATACGGCTTACAATCAGCTTGGCGCTGTTGGAGAGACAGGTTTTTCAGAAGGGCGCGCACTTGCAAACGAGCTAGCCAATTACAGCAGGTTTCAAGGCTTTGGTGTTACAGGCCCTCAAAGGGGCAGTATTTATGCTGATCCTGGGGGCAACATTACCATGCAGGAAGGCGCTACTGAGGCGTACTTGCGTGGGTTGTTAGAAACAGGTGCAAAGCAAAGACTGAATACCAACATAGATCCTGTTTTAAACCAATCAATTCAGCTTGGCGGGCAAGAAGCTCTTATCAGGGGCTTAGGCGCTCTTAGAACCACTCCCGCAGGATTGAGCGATATTTATGCGTCAGCAGATAGTAGGCTTGGTGCGGGCGATACAATGCTTACTAGGGCTATGCAGGGCACAGCAGGTCGAGAACAGGATGTTTATGATCGGATTCGTGCCACCCAAATGGATGAAGAAGGGCGACAACAGTTAGCTCTTGAGGAGCGGCTGGCTAATCAAGGCAGGCTTGGGGTTCGCACAGCTATGTTTGGCGGTACTCCAGAGCAGTTTGCGTTTGAAAAAGCCAGGGGCGAAGCTCAAAACCAAGCCGCTTTGATGGCTGTCCAACAAGCACAGCAGGAGCAGGCGCAACAAGCGGCCCTCTCAGGGCAGTTTACTCAGGCTGGGTCTAGCCTTTACGGTCAAGGAGAAGCCCTCCAGACGGCTCGTGCGGGGCGTGGAATGGCACTTCAGCAGGGTGGCGCAGGATTGCTTAGCACTGCCGATGCAAGAGAGCAGTTAAGGCAACAGATGGGCCTTGCGGATTTTCAAACAAGTTATCTTCCGCTCAACCAAAAACTTCAGATGCTTCAGGGGGGTATGGGCACAAGCCAGTTGGCTCAACGTGGTCAGCTTTATGGCACTGGATTGTTTGGCGAGGCACGATCTGCTGGTCTGGAAGCGTTCCTTGGCGCAGGATTGGGTCAAGCAAACCTTATCGGCAATGTTGGCGCAGGCGTTTTGGCGGCTGGCGCAAGCAGTAGCGATGGCGGGCTGTTTGACTTTATTAAAGACATCTTTGGGTAATGGAGATTTAACATGGCAATTAACTTTAGCAGTGCATTGATTGGCGCATTGGCTGAGCCTGACTTTGGCGGGGAAGGTTTAATGCGCACGTTTTCTGAAGCTGTTGCCGCTCCAGAGCGCAGAGAAGAAGAGCGTAAATCTAGAGCCGCAGAGCAAACTACGATGCAAACCTTAAGAGAGGGTTTGTTTTCTTCTGACCAAGGTGACATTAATGCTGTGAATGACAAGGCAAAACAGCTAATGGATTTGTTGCCTACCATTCGGGACGAAAATACTCGTGAAATGATTACGGAGGGCATTAACCAGCTGACGGAGCTTAGAGGCGTTACTCAAGATAAGGCGACCACTAATACTGCAAATGCAATTATTCAAACAGAGCGCGCATTGCAAGAGATTACTGAGCGACAGGCAACGGTATCTGGCCCGCCTTCAGATGAAGATGAGCTTGTTCGTCAAACGCTAGAAAAACGACTAGGCGTAATGCGGCAAAATGCTAAGGCGGTTACGCAGGCTGGGGATATTCGTTACAACGCAAAGCTTCAGGGGTATCAGCGCGAAAATGAAATTTACAGCCAGCAATCTGAAGTTGTAGAGAGGCAGTTGTACAAATCAGGATATGGGTCGGAAGAATACAAAGCCGCCGCTGAGTCTGCTCGCAAAAACGGATTTGGCAAAGTCGTTGATAAGATTGAAAAAACTCAGATTGATCTTATGAAGGCTAGGGATGAAGCGGCTGAAATTCGCAGTAAAACCGCGCCTTTGACGCCTGCTGAAAAACAAGAATTAAAAGATGCAGGGTTGGATGTGCCTGATGATGTCAAGCTTGCCCGTAAGATTTATGGGGATTTTTACGAACGCAAGTCTACTAGGCAGATTGTAATGGGCACTCGGAGCATCCAAGGAATTCCTAAGCCAATGCCCGTAATTAAAGCAACCTTAGAAACATTGCAAGAAAGAGGAGACTTGCCTGGGAATTTCTTTTCTGATGACCTGTATAACAAGATGGAAGATTTGCTAGAAGACCCCGCAGAACTAAGCGCCCTTGAAGATCTTTTAACGGCACCAAAAGGCGAGGAATATAGCCGCGCAGAAATTGAGCAACGAGTAGTCGATTACGTTAGAGATAAGTTTCCTGAACAATTCAAAGATATGCAGACTTATCGTGAGGAGCAAGCTAAAGAAGAAGAGCTTTTGCTTAGCGCCAGAAATGATTTGTTAGTAAAGGCTGGAGTTGCGAAAGTTGTAGACGGAAAGATTGATTTAAGCGGTGTTTCAGCAGAAGACATGGCGCAAGCAACATTAGCGGCAGAACGAAAGCTTAATGAAGAAAAAAATCCTCCCCCGCCTCCAAAGGCGTCGACGGAAAACCCCCCTGCTAGACCTCGTGGCGGTGCTGGCATGTCACAAATTGATGCGTCTCAAGCACAGAATCAACAGCAATTTAGAGGGATGCTTACAGGAGTTGGAGAGAGGCTAGAGGAAAGCAGGCAAGAAGAGCGAGAGGCGTTGCGCTCTGGTGGACGGATTATGTAATGGTTGATTTTTCCAAGATTGAATTTTCGGATGAATTTAAAGCGTCTTTAACTAAAGACAATGCTAAGCAAGATCCAATTGATTGGCGCTCTTTGGAGCTTTCAGAAGAGGGTCTTGCGGCTATTGACGAGTTACGCACTCGTAGAAATAAAAGGCTAAAGGGTCTTGCTGTTGAGTTTGGCGAGGGTATTACCCTTGGATTTTTGGGTGAGCTTGCGTCTTTGGTGCGCTCTGCTAATAGCGAAATGTCTTATAGAGAGGCTAAGGATCAGTACGAAGCCGCTCGCATAGCATTTAAACAGCAAAACCCACAGCTAGCAGATACGGCTTTTGCCGCAGAAATAATTGGATCTATACCTACAAGCTTTGGTCTTGCTGGCGCGGCAACAAAAGTCGGCATGGGGCTGACAAAAGCAGGCGCACTAGAAGGCGTTGTATATGGCGTAGGAAGTGGCGATTCTTTTGAAGAGCGTGTAGCTAATGGTGTTATCGGCGGGCTTGCTGGCTTAACAGTCGGCAAGGTACTTGATGCCGCAGTAATGCCATCGTCCTCTGGCGGTTTTAAAGATGCGGCTAGCGACATAGCTGATGATTCACTGCCTATTCCCAGCAAAGACTTTGATGTAGCTAATGAAAGGGCATTGGCTGAAGAGATTTTTGAGGAAGTAGATGACCCCAAGTATTCAAGAAAGCCGCTTAGCGAAGCTCAAACCGCAGGAGAGTTGTGGGATGGCTTAAAGGGCGCATTCGTAAACTTTTACAACGACAAGGTTACGGGCATTTCTGACCAACTAATGCGATATAGCCCGCAGGTTGGCGCTAGGTATCAACGCGCTGACGAAACAGCTTTGAGAATTATTGATAAAGACATGAGCGATATGGCTAACGACCTTGTGCCTGTTATCAATATTATTAATGACAGCGAGCGGGCAAAAGGTATTTTGCTTGATTATGCTGGCGGGTTTCTTGGAAAAACTAGAACTCAGGCAATGGCTCGCCTTGAAAGAGAACTTGCCAACGACCTAAATACTGCTCACATGGCAACGCTAAAGCGGTATCTTGATTACAGCTTTAACAAAAACTCAACGCTCAATAAGAATGTTTTTGGCGCTAAGTTTTTTAGAGAAGACCAGGCTTATCTTCACACACGCAACCGCGCATATCGCCAAAAATTAAAAGATGATGGGATGTCGGAGGCTGAGGTTGATAAGCTGTTTGAAGACCCCGCATTCAAAATTCGGACTAGGTCTTCATACCTAAAAGAAAATGCCGATTCTCCAAAGCCAGCTGAATACGACAACCCTATTGTTTCTGATATGCAACGGCTTTTTAAAATGGAGCGGTTTAATCAGCTACAAAGAATCTTTGGCGTTAATGTTGATGAAGCATCAGAGGTGTTTGGTCGGTCACTAAGCCCTGCTGAGTTTATGGACGAACTTGCGTATACGCTAGTTAACAAGGGAATCAGCCAGGATGGTGCGTTCTTTATGCGGGACAAAATTACCGACGGAATTATGGGGCAGTCTGCAACACCGCACCCATTGATTCAGGCCGCAAGCTCTATGTCCTACGCCACTACTCTTGCTGGCCCTATGTCCGCAATCCTTAACTTAGCTGACATTCCGTTGTTGGGTGCAAAGTATGGTGGTCGCGCAGTTCTTGAGGGTTTAAAGGTACTAAGCCCGTTTCAAAAGGCTCCAAGTGCTGACCTGAAAAAAATGGGCCTTGGCAATCAGACGTTTGGCGAATTCGTAAATAAAATTAACGATCAGGTTCAGGACCGACGAGGGTTTTTGCTTGGCACTGTTGCTAAAGTTCGCGAAGGATCTGACATGCTTATGAAAGGATCTGGCTTTGCGGCTATTGACCAAGTAGGAAAGAAAGGCGTAATGCGTGGGGTTTTGCGCAGTGCAGCTGATGACGCAAACGCAGGCAAGCTGGCTGACAATTGGGGTTTTTATTTTAACGATGCGGAGTTAGAGGTTCTTACCAACCAGCTGAAACAGCATGGCATGGATTGGACTAAGTATACGGGCAAAGGCGCGGAGCTTGTAGAAGAACTTATGTTTGCAGGGCTTGGTCAGCAACAGCTGATTAGTGCGGCAGGAAGACCAGCGGCATGGGCTAGAAACCCAAACCTGCGCCCGCTTTGGGCATTGCGAGGTTTTGTCGTTAAGCAACAAGCCCTGGCACTGCGCGAAGTAGTTGGCAACATTAAAGCAGGCAAGCCTGAAGAAGCCGCCAAGTTTCTTGGTCGCTATGCCGCGTATGGCGCTGGCGGGTACGCTGTGATTAATGAGGCTCGGCAAGGAATATTCGGCGATGGCGAAGCGTCTGTTAGTGGATTGGTGCGCGGCTATGGAGATGCGTGGGCATCACTATTAACTGCTAATACGCTGGGCCTTAATGACTACCAGTATGGTCGCATTAAACAAAATGGCCTGATGCTTACGTTCCTTGAGGGCATGATGCCGATTGCAGTTGACAGGCCGCTCGACATTGGAGGTCGTGTAGTTGATGCGTTAGATGGAAAGCGGTACGGCAGAGAAGTTTTGACCGATGCACTGCCTATTGTGAAACAGACAGCGCGTGGCATTAAGAATATCGAAGAGCTTGCAGGCACATCCAGCCCTGCTCGTGATTTAGCTGAATCGTTACTTGAACGAAAGCCACAGGATTAATCCCAGCTTTCAAACTCCAACCAGCCTACGGCTCCTGCCAGCCTTTTGTCTTCAAGACAGGCGGCTTGAGCCTTGTAGTGCTTGGCTACATCCTTTTCTTCTTTGACCATCCGCTTTCCCAACATGATGTCTTCTACTTTTTCTCGCAGTATTTTTAGCGCGCCCTCTCCATAAGTGCTGACGTAATGGCGGTAGAAGTAATCAGGGTTGCTACCAAATTTCTGATGGCAACCATAGCAGTGAGAAAAAGCATTGAGGGCATCGTAGCGAACGCCCTTTTTTGCTCGACTAAAGTAATGAGAGCAGTGTAGTGCCTTGCTGTTTTCTGGATATTTGACACCGCATCCCTGGCAATAGAAGTCTGATCTTAGGCGAACGCATCGGCTAAACCAGTGATCTGCGGCAGTTCTTTTGATTCTCATTGGAAGGCATCCTTTAGCGATTGAGGGAAGGGAATATAAACGCTTTTGTTTTCTGCCAGCCACCTTGTCAAAACCTCGGCTGATTCGCCCACCTCTTTTACTGTGAGCTTTCCTGTTGAGTCTTTCTGGTACATGGTTTTAACTATTGGCTTGTACAGCATTTCTTTAACTAACACATCTGTAAAGGGAATCTCAAGAGACTCGCTAAACGGATGTTTAACCCAGCATCCGCAATCGTTTAGCTCATCTGCGATTTGCCTAAACCACAGGTGCATGGCGCTGTTTTGTCTTTGCGTTCTATTTTCTTCTTTGAGTGAGTAGGTAATGATGTTGTTTGATTGAAGCTGATCTTTAACAAAAGCAATAAAAAACTCTGCTTTTTCTTTTGTGTCTACTATCCACCAATGCGACATATCACTCCCCTTAGTGCATTTCGTAAAACTTTTCTCTGATTTCAAGTTCAGTTACTAAACTTGCAAGCCATACATCGTAAAACTCTTCAAGCGGCATGTCTACGGTAATGCCTTCTGGAAACGTGTCGGTGTAAACATCTGTTTGTTTCGGGTTTTTAGTATTGGTTGTGGCCCCGCCAATAGTTGACGTTAAGAATACGGCATTGCCAGCAGGAAGCTTTACGCCAATTAACGGGATCATGCTCTTGGCCTTACGGTAGCTCTAGCAACTTCGCCAGCAGTTTTGTCATAGGTAATTACCTTTGCCCCTCTGAGCGACACCCAGCCGCCTCGGGCCGCATATGCATCCCTGCCGCTCAAGGTAGGATGTTGTTCTGCAATGGCCCCAGCATCTTCTACCACCCGCTCATGATGGTAATGCCCAGTATGGATATAGGTGGATGAGCTTTTCCCCCACATCTCTCGGAATCGAGGCTCACTAGCAAACAGCTTATGCAGGTTAGCCAGCTTGACCTTGTGACCGTGGTGGAAACCTAGCATTGTTTCGCCGTGTAGATATGCGTAGTAAGGGAAGTCGTTATCAATTACCTCCAGCCGTGGCTCATCAGCAAACAACTGCTTGATATGTTTCCGCAACCATATACTGCCTGATATATCGTGGTTGCCTTCAGCTGATACCACTATGACTTTGTTGAATTTTTTTAACATCATCCTGACAGCCTCAGACATAACCGACATTGCTAGTTCAACCAGCTTGCCGTATCGGGTGTCGGCATCAAGAATGTGACCGGACTGTGGCGTTATGCTTAAGATTCCATCCCAATGCAGGAAGTCACCCAGCTGACAAAGAAACCCTGTGCCTGCTTTGGGAGCAGAATTAATCATGTCGTTGATTGAATTTAGAAACACATCCCTGGCTAACTTTACATTCCAATCGTCGCCTGTTTCTGCCTCATACGCATACATTCCTAGATGGAAATCCGTAATGGTTAGCAAGGTGAGTAAATTGTCGTCGTAAGTTTTTGGTGCAGGGGTAGATTTAAACTTGGGGAGATTTTCTACAGCTGACTCTATGCGCTCAACAAGAATTTCAAACTGGCGCTGTTCATCTGTTTGCGACTTAACCCACTGCCGTACTGGTTGACCATCCTCATTGTAAAAGGTGGATACGCCCTTGATTTTTTGACCGTCTGGTACGGGGTGATTCCAATCGTGGTCTGGGCTATAGCCTCGCTTGGAGGCTTTTATTTTTACCGCTCTAACATGATCTCTTATAGCACTGCGAGAAACCCCCATTTTTTTTGCTATTTCGTATTGCGATAGTCCGTCAACTAAAAGCAATTTCATGACAGTTTTTTGTTTATCTGTCGAGCAAAACTCTAATAACACGTTGTCCATAACAATCCCCCAACTGTTAAGTGCCTGATTTTATTTTTGTTTTTCTATGGCGTCCAGCAATAACTGCCTGTATTTAGGAAGCGCGTCCTCTTTTTCGATAACGGACTCTACAAATTGGTATAACTGTTTTTCTATGAACCTGTGGCGCAATAGCTCTACCGCTACGGCTCTTTGCTGGCTGGGTAGCATAGACTTCCAGTGGTATTTTTGATTCACAAATAACTCTAAAGCTCGATCATCTACTATTTCAGCAGTCATTTAGGTGCTCCTTTTAGTTTGCCCAGTTTGCCCAGTTTGCCCAGAAAGTCCAGCCAGCCCATGTTTTACGGGGCCTTTCGCCCTGACCCGCCCCCTAAACTATGGGCATTAGAGGCATTGTGGGCATTCTGGGCATCCTGGGCATTCTGATTATTACAGCTCTGCATTCCAAGAATAGAACTTTTTGCCATGCTCGCCTCTGCGTTCCAGCTTAAGGTGATTGCCTTTAAGCAACTCTATACAGTTTCGCAGAGTTTTGCGTGAGCATCCGTTTGGATTAATTTCGTCGTCATTTAACATGGAAAAAAGATCGCTTTGAGAAAAGGTCTTGTGGTTTTTCATGACGCTACTTAACAACACAAACTCATCTTCATACTTGGCAAGAGCCTTGCCAATATTAATCTGCGCTCGTTGTTTTGTTTTAAGTCCTGCGATGTCGTCGCCACTCATGAACTGTACCGAATCTACGGACTCTTCATAATCTATCAATGCTCCAGTTTGTCTATATCTAAACCCACCCTCGAAGCTGACCTGACTACGATCCTTTTCATTAATTACTAAAAGCTCTTGATAAGGAGCAAACTTGTCGTTCAACGGATCGAGGCCAAACATACTGTCTACGTCTGCCTTTAGATCCCCCACTCCCTCATACACAAGCCTGCCGTCCATAGTGCGGTGCTTGTTGCAATGGCCCAGCAAAATAACGGTGCCGCCTGCCGCCGCAAACTCTCTAAAGACATGAAGCACCTCGCGCATATCAGCCTTGTTCAGAACTGGCGCAAACTTTTTAAGGGTATCGCAGATAACAATCTTGCCATCAGCCTCGCCTTCTAGCCTGATTGCATTGAGTAGACGAAGGGCATCTGTTGTGGTGCGAAGCGAAGGATCAGGGGAGTTGGCTAGCGTTACCATGGTCATGCCGTGTTTGTGACCAAGCTTGGCTTTTTGAAGCACTCCTTTGGCCCCATCGTCCTCGTTAAAATATATGACGTCTGACCCGCTAATTAGATTATTGCGGATTGACTGAAATAAATTACCAAGGATCCATACTGTTTTGCCCGCCCCACTAGGCGCATAAACCAGCGTAACAGTGCCAGTAGTAATCATGCCTGGAATTACGTCACGCTCTTTTGCAAGCCTGCTTTCAAGTTCTTTTATCCGATCATTGATAGCGGCGTTCTTTAGCCGTATAAGCGACGATCCTGATGATGTATGTGATACCCCATTGGTTGAGCTTTCGATTGATACAGCGCCATTGACGGGCTGTGAGAGGGGGGTCGTGATTGATGTTGAGTTTTTTTCTAGACAATACAACGCCCAATCGTCTGACATAAGACACTCCTTTTTGGTTGGGAGAAACCTTTAACTCTGGATTAACGTGCTGTGTTTGTCAACAACTTTGCTTAGTTTTATTATGTTTGCACAGGTTGACATCTTCAACGAAGTTCAATACAGTGAATGCAAATCAACTTAGGAGCATCGCAATGTCTGAAGCGAAAAGCAAGCTATACGAAAACCTGTTAGGCATTCAGCGTGAACTGTCACACGCCAAAGCATCAGCTACAAACCCGCACTTCAAAAGCCAGTACGTTCCATTTGAGGCGCTTTGGGACTATGCCAAAGAAGCCCTGAATGAGCGTGGCATTTTGATTCAACAGATCAGCCATGAGTGTGAGGTTGGTGCTTGTATCGAAACTGTCCTTGTCGGTTACGGTGAAACATTTGGCACTGGCAAGATGATTGTCAGGGCAGATAAACCGACAGCCCAAAGTTTTGGAAGCGCCGTCACCTATGCCAAGCGATACAGTTTGTCAATGGCATTGGGTATTGGTGCTGACAAAGATGATGATGCAAACAAAGCAGAGTCAGGAACCAAGAGAGCATGGTAGAAACCTACGAGGAGTTCCTTGTGTACATGGAATCTGTCCGTGACAACTTTGATTTTATTGCTGATGTGAAAACCGCAGTAGCAAATGAAGAGTGGGACCTTCTCAGGGCTATCATCGAAGACACACCAAACAACGTGAAGGAGGCATTGAATTTAGCACAATCAAAAGGCGGTATTTTCACGACCTATGAAAACAAGGTCATTAAAACCAATCCAAATAGGAATAGATATGAGCACTGAAGAAAAAAACTTTGTTGACGGAATGATTGTTAAGCTTCCCGATGACAATGCCCCAGACTTTGTAAAGCTGAAGCTGTCTTTGAAGCTGGATGAGTTAGGCCAGTGGATTGCGGCTCAGAAAAAAGAAGATCCCGCAATGGAGTGGATCAACATTGAGATCAAAGAGGGTCGCTCTGGTAAGTGGTACGCCGAGCGTAATATGTGGAAGCCTGCTGACAGTCCGCAACCAGCGGCATCGGCGGGAGCAGACGTCCCTTGGTAAGAGTTGCGCGCTACGCAACAATGCGCCCCGCCTGTCGGGGCTTTTTTTAAGGAGAGGCAATGAGCGATCAAATTGAATATCTGTACTACCGTGATCTGTTTAACATTTTTAAGGCGTACACTACGCCAAAGCTGATGCGAGTTCTTGACGCTCAAGGCATTAAGTATTTTGTCGACGCCAAGGGCAAGCCGTTTACTACCCGCGCCGCCATCGAAGAGTCCCTTGGGGGATCGGAGAGCGTTGACGTTCCTCCCGCTCCGGCAGGGGAAGCGCCATCGTCGGCATCGTTAGGCTAGATAGGGAGGGTCGAGGCAGGGGCAGGCTCCGTGGTAACAACCTGCGGGGTCAGCGCCAGCTGAGAGATCGGATGAATTGGGAACGCGAACAGATCGGTGGAAGTCATTACAAATCCCTGAAGATACAGCCCCTTGAATACGCCTTAGAAAATAATCTAGGGATATGCGAACACGCCATCATCAAATACGTTTCACGGTGGCAGTCTAAAGGTGGTGTTCAGGATTTGCAGAAGGCCCGTCATTACATTGACATTCTTATTGAAAGAGAAAGGGCCGAGAAATAGAGCGGCAATTCTGTCCATCGGGGTGCCGCCAACCGACTCAATCGGGCTTAGGAGTGATAGCCCTGGACTAGTCCGAGTCTACTAACATTCTGGATCAAAGTCATGCCACTCCTGCGCTTCGCTGGGTTGACCGTCATCTTCCCACGGGGCGCACTCATCACACACCCCATCGTCATCCACAAATCCAGATTCACATTTTTGTCCGCACTCGGTACAGACCACCATTTCTGCAAGTATCTTATCCATTGTTATCCTCCTGCATGTTTGTAAGCAATCTCTTGCCGTGCTTCTTCTATTACTTTTTCAAAACACCAGCAATGGTAACGGCACACGCTGTATCCACGATCAGGAATGTCATCAGGCAAATCATCGGGTAGTATTTTTTGATCTCCCTCGAGGATGTAGTCATTGCAATATTCACAAGAGTTCATTTAATCCTCCAGACACGCCAGCCACCGTCGACTTTACGCGATGCCATGCGCCGATCAAGACGCCTGCTAGTTGCTTGTAGGTTGCAAACATCTACTTGTTTTTTAACTACTACCGAATCGCCTACTTCCATTTCTCGGATAGTGTTACCAAACTTGCCCCAGCCTGATCGTGTTTCAGGCATTGGAACTCCCTTTTCAATTGACAATTCAGACATATCAGTAATCTCCTAAGTCTGGTCTTTTATCCCAAAAATCATCTTCCAACCTATCCAGGTTAAACAGATTGCTTATATCCCGCTCGGGGAAAACGCCATTAGCGTATATTTTTTCAATCTCCATATACGCTGGCTCGTCCCTGGTCCCGCGCTCATAATGGACAACAACAGTGACATCCACCCTCGGGTGTTGCCAATGAATCTTTGATCTAAAGTCCCGCTGCATTTCGGATCTCCTGATTTATTATTTCGCCTTCAATCAAAATAATTGCCGGCGTTACTCCAGCCGCCATGCCTTTCATGAAGCCAGTAAGGTAGTCACCTTGCCCATAATTTTTTTCGTACCGTCGATACTCTCTAAGGTAACGGGCTTTTTGGTCTCGCAAATACTGTCGCGTCCGTTGCAAATTATTCTTCTCGCTCATTGAATATCTCCTCAATTGTTTTGAATGATGGAATAAAATTGATGTGTTTGTTGCCCAGCACTTCAGCAACAAAATCATGAAGCCCAACAAAGTCAGGCTTCATATCGTTTGCAATACACCAGTTAAAGTACGCCTTGATTAAAGACTCAGGGTAGTACCTGTCTGACCCAGATGGATTAGGCATACTCATCACCAATCTCTTCGTTGAGGTAATGAATAACGCACTGAATATCTAATTTGATTTGGGCTTGATTATCAGATAGGCCATTGATTCGACCCATTATAAGATCCGCTTCATTGAGATAATCACGCGCTTTGCAAAGCCTGCTTTTTATAACGCCCTTGATCGGCAACACGTTGTCAGCTGGCCTAGCTTGATAAGGAAACAGACTTCGTGCGGCAACCCTTACAACATCAGGGTAAACAGCGGTTGGATCGTTGGTATCTAGCACATGATCTAACACAGCTTCGCACTCTGCTTTTGTTAGCTCTGGACATACCTTGCTTACATACTCAAAACTAAATCTTTGGGTCCCCATTTCTTTTCTCCTTTTTCAATTGATGAAGGCGGGAATATCGGCCCCCGCACCCACTGGATCGGGGCCGAATTCCTGCCGAGTCATGGCTTTTCAATGAATGCTTTAACAAGATTTCGTACACCATCTGGCAACTCTTCTGGCGTCATTACTTTGTTTCCAAACTCGCCTTCGATAGTTTTCCAGCTGACCTCTACCTTGCCACAAGGAAGTATCTCTACTTCATACAACACCTTATCGTTCATGCCGCCTCCGAATCATATTTGCGCATCATGGTAAATTGAGACATGCAATACTCAGCCGCCTTCTGCGCAGACGAGGACGCTTTCAATATGTATTGCGGGTCATCCTTAATTGCTTTCTGCCATGACTGTAAATAACTAGCGTGATGCTTGATGTCATAGGTAACACCAAGCTCAGCACACAGAAATACACTGCCAAGCTCTGCAATTAATTCTTCTTTTGCATAGTCTTCGCTACCAAACAAACCAGTTAGCGGCCTGTCTAATCTTTTGCGATGACCAGTTGCGTGAATGCACTCATGGTAAAAGGTGGATTGATGCGCATCGTCTGATTCAAATTGTCCTGGCATCGGCATCTTTATTTTGTCAGTAGTAGGTGAGTAGCAAGGATTAAAAGACTCATGCGACTCGACGCTTACCTGAATGGCCTCAGCTATTTCATAAGGCTGGTCTAGCTTGGTCTGTCGCATTTCAATTAGCGGTATTTCAATGCCAATTTGATCTAGATTAAAAAGGTTATAGAGCTTGGCAAACTTGAACATCTTGTCAGGATCATCCTTGTCAGTGCCAGTACCAAAAAACACAGCTGGTGTTGCTGTTTGTCCTTTGACTGAGCCGCCAAGGTCTTTTGCCTGATTGAATGTCACCCAATATGGGCTTTTATATTCGTTAGCCCATGCTGAGATCATCGTCGTCAGCTGATTGGTGCCTGTGTATGGGCGTTTACTTAGCCAGTTGCAATGTAAACGAGACTGTGATTGCCATGTCTTGCGCCAAGTCAATTCATCTTTCATTGCCTCGGTAACAAGCTCGGTAATACGCTGATATTTTTTAGACATAAAATACTCCTTGATTGAAAGTAGGCTGGGAGTTTCCCCCCAACCTTTGATTAACTTTACCAACCTTTGCAAAGTTATGCAAACATTACCACCAACAATCATAGTAAACGTGGTCTCCTTCTTTGATTGTTTGCTTTGCCCACTCGCAAAACTTTAAGTCTTGTTCGTGGTATTCGTCAGCAGAGTCGTCTTGGAATTGATGCCCATAGAAAAAACCGCCGCCAGATTCAGGCATTGATTTAGTAGCGACCATTACTTCCAGTGCAGTGATAGTGTCCATCGTCAACTTCACTGGATTGCAATTAAAAGTGCTATCGATCAAGGGCGTTAAGTACCCTCGTTCAATTTGGTCTTCAAAAAATGACTGAAGCTTTGCGTGTTTCCGCCAGTAAAACTCCTCGCCATGAGTACCCTTAATTGAGTATTCGCCGTCACTATTTTTCTTAGCTACCAACGGCTCTGGTGAACTAAACGCATACTGGTCAAGTCCCATTACGCCACCTCCTTTTGCAGATGCTCAACCCACAGAATGAAGGTCCGACGAGCATCCTGTCTGCTCATCCCATATTCTTGCTGTAAGTATTGTGGTGCGCCCATCATGTTCATTACTCCTGAATCACGCAGAATTGTTAAAAGTTCAAAGTAATCACTAGGATTTACTTCGGTCATAAAAGCTGAATTACTCATGGTCTTTCTCCTTTGATTGGACTTCACTAAAAGGCTCAAGCAATGTCTTCAATGCCTGAGTCATACAAGATTGTTTACCGAAAGATCGCTTAGGTGTTTGGATGTAAGCAATACTTACCGGAGTTAACGGGGTTGGCTTATCGCCATCGTCTTTTAGGGCGCTGACATAGCCACCGTCGAAATGAAAACGTGACCATGGCTTAGCATCGTAAACGCCAACGTCAATTTTCTGGTCAGCAACCTTGTATGTGCTAGACCATTTGCCAAGCTCGGTCAGTAAGTAATACACGGCCTCAAGTTCGTTTCTGCCGTAGCCCCAAACACCACCCATGCCTACAGCTGTATAAGCCAGGTAATTTTTTTGATAATCATTGCTCATCGCATTTCTCCGTAGTCAGCGATTAATTGACCAAGCTCAGATAGCTCGAGGTCTTTTGCAGGTGCGTAACCATAAGCGCTCATCGACTCACAAATATCCTGCAAGTAAATAGGATGTAGCCCTTCGTCCAATCGGTCATGGAATCGCACCTCACACAGATGAATACCAGTGTGATCTACAATTCGATATGTATTTTCAACATTCATAACAACTCCTTATTAACAATTGATTGAGCGGATGCTTTGAGGCATCACACGCGCGCGACCACCCGCGCTGTCCAGCGGGTATAATGTCGCGCCGTGGGATCAAAGCGTCCGCGTTACTTTTCAAACGGGTCCCAGATAAGTGCCGCTACCATCGTCATTGCCAGGACAAACATCCCAGCGCCATACCAGACGTCACGCGGGTCCATCGTCACTAGACCGTTCACTGCACAAACAAACCCACCGACTAAATAGATGGGAAACAACAGCTTAAACATCGTTGACCACTGCATGTCTTTACTCCTTGTGGGAAGAAAAAAGGGACCCGAAGGCCCCTTGGGGATTAAGCTACCTTGCGGCGATTGTTGGAGGGAACTGCCTTCTCCGTGTGGTCAGGCTTCTCAGCTAACTCGTCACGAAGCTCAGGCTTCTCTGATTGGTTGCGAAGATACTCAAGCCGTGCCTCGGCCTGTGCGATCTGTGCTGAGACTAGATCCTCGACCTTGAGCCAAGCCATGTCTTTGCCGGACTTAGACTTCGTAATACCAAGTACTACTTTGATTCGCTGGCCGTTAAGATTTGCCTCACCTTCGTAGTAAACATTACCCGCTTTGCTAGTTTTGGGAAAAGCGAGTCCAGAGCCGATTTCAAGATTCAGTGCCATGATGGCCTCCTAGATTGATTGATTGAACCAGTGTCGTTGCCGACATGAGCAGAACTCCACTGGCTGTGCCGGATTACAAGGGGAGAAGTTGAGCGTGAATCACTGAGGGTCCGCGGTTGAGGGCGAGCCTTTCCGCGCCAGCGGAAAAAATAGCCGCCCGATTGTGAGGGGGAGCTTTTCCGCTTCAGCGGAAAAATAAGCGCCCCGAACGCGTGGAAACCGTTATTCTCGCGGCCCCTTGTAATACGGTGCAGACTGTGGATTCGTCGCGGTTGTCAGGCTACGACGGGTACTGGTTCTAGCAAGCAGTCTAGGGGGTCAGCAGGGTGCTGGAGCTTGGGATTGGTGGCGGGCTTGATTTTGCCAAGACTAGCTGGGCACCCAACTCTAGACGAAGGTGAGGTGGATCTTAGCGGCTGGTGGAGCTTACCCCAATCCCAGATAAGTTCGGCAAAGGCGTGGCTTGGTGATGGTTGATTCTACTCTCTGTCAATTGGATAGGAATAGATAGCTATATGGTCCCACCCAGACTCTCACACTCGCCCATTCATGGCACCTCTAGCGGCTACTCCTCTCTCTATCGAATCTATCGGCTTATCAGACTAAAACATGGAACAATTCAACAGGGGGGAGGGGGAATCTGCGTTGTTTATATATAGTAGTTGCCACCCAGATACAAAAAAGAGTGAAATTAGAAAAGAGGAAAGCCTTGCAATTACTATCTAAACGGCCCATTCTGTTATGCGAATAAGTAATACCGGAAAGAGGATTTGTATTTCCATAGATTTATCTATAGGATAGGGGGGGTATGGCGGGCTTAGTGGCCCGTTTCACTTTTAAGGAGTCCAAAATGGAAAAGAAACCAGACCACACAGTTGAGTATACGTCCATTGATTACCACTCAATGTGCGAGAAATCCAAAAGGCGCGTAAAAGAGATGCAACAACAGGGCATCCCAACGATGCACGACTCTAAATCCAGCCCTGATGAAATAGGGCAGATGCCTAGTTATTCGATTGTGATGATGGGCTAACAATGGATAGCTCTAAATCTGGCGATGAGGCCAATCAACCACGAACTCAAAGCTCTGGTAGACCCTCAAAGCGCGACCTTGCTGTAAATTCCAAAAAAGGAAGAGGTAAGGTAGGGCGTCCAAAGGGTGACGCGGCGATAATTAACGAGTATAAGGCCCGTATGCTGGCCTCGCCACGCTCCAAGAAGGTGATGGATACGATTTTTGAGGCGGCTTTAGACCACGACCACCGTAATCAGGCGGCGGCATGGAAGCTGGTAATGGATAGAATCCTGCCAGTAGCGGCATTTGAGAAGGATGTTGTGCAGAGCGGCGGCAAAAGCGCCATTCAAATCAACATCACGGGACTTGGCGCGGCAGAGGTGTCGGGCCACAGCACAATTGACGGAGACTCCGGTGAGATACTTCGAGATTGAGGAGTTTGACTGCTCTGCCACAGGCAGAAATGCAATGAATCCTGCTTTCTTAGAAAGAATCGACGAACTCCGACATCGCTGTAACTTCCCTTTCCTAATTACCTCTGGGTATAGAGCGGAAACTCACCCTATCGAAGCTGAAAAATCTAAACCTGGCACTCACTCTAACGGCATTGCGGCAGATATAGCGGTTTCTAATGGGGCAGATCGCTACAAACTATTAACTACTGCTTTACAAATGGGATTTACAGGGATTGGCGTAGCCAAAACCTTTATCCATGTAGATGACAGGAAAAGTGCCCCCGTAGTTTGGACGTACTGATGCTATATACAACGAACACAAACGTAACAACGACAGACACATCAACCATTGTGACTGTGCCAAGCGGCTATGTTGCCCATTGGAATATGTTGTTTGTCAGTAACATTGGTGGATCTACCAATGGCGTTGGGATTTATGTGGATAAAGCAGACTCAACGAGAGTTGATGTGTTGGGCGGTGGAAACCTGTCTTCCAAAGATTACATTTTGCTTAGTGACGCTGTTTTTGTATTGCAAGCTGGAGATGTAGTGAAAGCATTTACCACATCCGCAGGTGATGTGGAGTTTGTTTTGACATTTGACCTGTTAGAAGCGCCAGCGACTTTCGTTAGCTTTTCATGACCGACCTGAATGTAGAGTTATTGCCGTGGCAAACCGATGTTTATTCGGACACTACGCGGTTTAAGGTTGTAGCGGCAGGACGCCGAACTGGAAAGTCTAGGCTTGCGGCATGGATGCTGATTATTAATGGCCTTCAAGCAGATAAAGGTCATGTTTTTTACGTTGCGCCCACCCAAGGTCAGGCCCGTGACATCATGTGGCAAACCCTTTTGGAGCTAGGACACCCTGTAATATCTGGATCGCATATAAATAATCTCCAGATCAGGCTGGTCAACGGGGCCACTATTAGTCTTAAGGGGGCCGATAGGCCAGAGACAATGCGTGGCGTGTCCTTGAAGTTTCTTGTGATGGACGAATATGCGGATATGAAGCCCGATGTATGGGAACAGATCCTACGTCCAGCACTTGCAGACCAAAAAGGAAGTGCTTTGTTTATTGGGACCCCTATGGGGCGCAATCACTTCTATGAGCTTTATAAGTATGCCGAGCTAGGAGAGGACGAAACCTACAAAGGCTGGCACTTTACAAGTTACGACAACCCAATTCTGGATTCTGAAGAGATTGATATAGCCAAGAGGTCTATGTCCTCCTACGCATTTCGCCAGGAATTTATGGCTTCTTTTGAGGCTAGAGGCTCTGAAATGTTTAAGGAAGGCTGGGTTCAGTTTGGCGATTGCCCAGATGTGGGTGATTACTATATTGCAATTGACTTGGCGGGCTTTGAGGATGTCAATAAGAAAAGAACAAAGAACACGAAGCTTGATGAAACCGCTATTGCTGTTGTGAAGACAAATCCTGATGGGTGGTTTGTAGAAAACATTATCCACGGGCGCTGGGATTTAAATGAAACAGCAGTCAAAATTTTTCAAGCAGTGCGTGATTACAGGCCCATTAGCGTTGGAATTGAAAAAGGAATTGCAAAGCAAGCAGTTATGTCTCCGCTAACTGACTTAATGAAACGGTATGGTGTTTTTTTTAGGATTGAAGAGTTAAGTCACGGCAATCGCAAAAAAACAGACAGAGTAATGTGGGCTTTGCAAGGGCGTTTTGAAAACGGTTATGTTACTTTAAACAAAGGGGAATGGAACAATAGATTTTTAGATCAGCTGTTCCAGTTTCCAGATGCACTAACTCATGATGACTTAGTTGATGCTTTGGCATATATTGACCAGCTAGCTCAAGTTGCATACGACTATGACTATGAAGTTGATAATCATGAGATCATGGATGTTATTGCAGGATATTAAATAGGAATTCAAGATGGCAGAAGAACTGTATAGCCCAGATCCAATGATGATTGAAGATTCTCTTGAGTCGTGGGTCATAAATAAGTGTGACCAGTGGAGAGATCATTATGAATCAAACTACGAAGCGCGTTTTGAGGAATACTATCGGTTATGGAGAGGTCAATGGGACCCTGTTGACTCCGAAAGAGCATCAGAACGTTCTCGCATTATCTCTCCTGCGCTTCAGCAGGCTGTAGAGTCTAATGTCGCAGAGCTTGAAGAGGCTACCTTTGGGCGTGGCAAGTGGTTTGATATTTCAGACGAAACAGGCGATACAAAGCGGGATGACGTTCTTTATCTGCGCAAAAAACTTTCAGAAGACTTTGAGAGTAACAAAATTAGGAAGGCGGTTGCTGAGTGTCTAATTAACTCTGCTGTCTTTGGAACGGGCATTGGTGAAATTGTTTTAGAAGAAATCAAGGAAATGAAGCCTGCTACCGAGTCCATTATGGATGGAGAGCTTCAAGCTGTAGGCGTAAACATTACAGACCGCTTTGTTGTAAAGCTGAAGCCAGTGCTTCCACAAAACTTTTTAATTGATCCCGTAGCCACATCTATTGAAGATGCTTATGGCGTAGCTATTGATGAGTTTGTTAGCAAGCATCATGTTGAGATTTTGCAGGAAGAAGGCGTATATCGTCAGGCTCCTCTTGGGTCTGCGGCTCCTGATACTGACCTTGAGCCAGATCAGGATCTTACGATTTACAATGATGACAAAATTCGGCTAACCAAATACTACGGTCTTGTGCCTACTGAGCTTTTGAAGGCAGAAGGTTTGGATATTGAAGACGATTCTATGTACACCGAAGCTATTGTGGTAATTGGCAATGGCGGCGTGTTACTGAAGGCAACAAGAAACCCTTACATGATGGGTGATCGGCCTGTTGTGGCATTTCCATGGGATGTGGTTCCTGGGCGCTTTTGGGGTCGAGGTGTTTGTGAAAAGGGATATAACAGCCAAAAAGCGTTAGACACTGAATTGCGAGCGCGCATTGATGCGTTGTCTTTGACAATACATCCTATGCTGGCTGTAGATGCAACGCGATTGCCTCGCGGTGCTAAGCCAGAGGTTCGCCCAGGAAAAATGATCCTAACGAACGGCGACCCCCGAGAGGTTTTACAGCCATTTAACTTTGGTCAGGTTGGTCAGATTACATTTGCGCAGGCGGCAAGCCTTCAGCAAATGGTTCAGCAGGCTACTGGTGCGGTTGATTCTGCTGGCATTGCAGGACAAGTAAATGGCGAGGCTACGGCGGCAGGCATTTCTATGTCGCTGGGCGCTCTTATCAAGCGTCACAAGCGAACCTTGATTAATTTCCAGCAGTCATTTTTGATGCCGTTTGTTACGAAGGCGGCCCACCGTTATATGCAGTTTGATCCAGAAAATTATCCAGTTAAAGACTACAAGTTTATTGCTACGTCTACGCTGGGGATTATTGCTCGTGAATACGAGGTTGCTCAACTGGTTCAGTTGCTACAAACCATGAAGCAAGACAGTCCTTTGTACCCTGTGTTGATTCAGAGCATTATCGACAACATGAATCTGAGCAACAGAGAGGAGCTAATTGCGGCAATGCAACAGGCATCACAGCCTAATCCGCAGGCTCAGCAAATGGCAATGATGGCTCAGCAGAGTCAGCTTGAGTTTCAGCAGAGTCAAACTGCGGCATTGCAGGCACAAGCGGCTGAGTCGCAGGCAAGAGCAAGCAAGCTGTCAGTTGAGGCTGGTCTTGCCCCAGAAGAGTTACAAATCGACAAAATCAATGCAATCACGCGCAATCTAAAAGAAGGCTCGGAAGAAGATAAAGAGTTTGAGCGAAGACTTAAGGTTGCGGATAGACTTCTAAAAGAACGTGAAGTGGAGGTGAAAAAACCCGATGTTAATGACGCAAACCGAAATGAACCGCCTGTTCAGCGAAGTGAACCAAGCATTCAAGAAGCACTCGGAACAAATGCTGGAGTTGCAGAACAGATTGGAGGCATTGGAGAGCAAATTCAATGAGCAAGAAAAAAGACCCAAAACTGGAACGCGCGGGCGTAAGCGGGTACAACAAACCGAAGAGAACGCCGAAACATCCGACTAAAAAGTTTGTTGTTGTTGCTAAAAAGGGTGACAAGACAAAAACGATTAGGTTTGGGGATCAGAAGATGACGATCAAGAAAGACCAGCCTGCTCGGAGAAAGTCATTTAGGGCAAGGCACAAGTGCGATACTAACCCGCCAGATAAATTAACGGCTCGATACTGGTCTTGCAAAAAGTGGTAAATCATAACTAAGGAGTGTGTTTTGAGTGCATTGGAGCGTAAGTACAAGTTAAAAACAAAAGATGGTATCGATACTGCAATTAAGTATCACCGATTTAAAAACCGCCCTGAAGAGAAGATTGTTGTGATGTACTCAGGCGGCATGGACAGCGTATCTCTCGCATGGAGTCTGCTAGAGCATACAAAGTTTGATGTACACATTCACTCAATTTACCTAGACAACTCTGAGGGTAGGTTTAAAGCCGAGGCAGAGGCTATTCATAACAGCATCAACTGGCTAAGAGATAATCAACGGCCTTTTGAGTTTTCGGCTTCGCTTTATTCGTATCGCGCAAAATATCCTGGCGGCAGAGATATGTCGTTAGCGCTGTTTCAAGCTGGTCGAGTAATTGCCGCTACCACAGAAAAAGTTGTTGGGGTATTTACTGGCGATTACAACATGAGCAAAGAGGAAAGTGCGGAGGCATACGGAGTTTTAACTGCTCTTTCTATGGCAAAAAACTACAAGCCAAAGTGGGCCGCTCCCTTTGATTATATGAGCAAGGTTTCTTTAGAAAGAAGCCTTGGTGTTTATTACGCAATGCCAGAGGGCTTGCGAAATTTGTATTGGTCGTGTAGAAGACCCAAGGAAGGCCCAGCTGGATTTTTAACTTGCGGCGAGTGTCATGCGTGTAAGCGCCAACATCAGATGAAGCAGGAGATAAAGCGTGGCGAAAAGCAGTAATCATTACAAGCGCGATGGCACTTTGTACTCAGGCGGGACTCACAAAATGCCAAATGGAGAGATTCACTCTGGCAAAACCCATACTAGCGGGTCAGTGCGGCTTTATCACTTTGATGATTTATCTAAAACAGCACAGGAAAAAGCTATGAAATACAACAAGCCTACACCTAAAAAGTCACCTTCTCGCAAAAGAACGCCAGCAAAACCCAAGCGTAAGCCAATGAAGCGCGGTTACTAAAGTGCCTAAAAAGCAAAAGAAAGCAAACGATGCTTGTGCAAAAAAGGTCAAAGCTCGTTACAAGGTATGGCCTTCTGCGTATGCGTCCGGTGCTGTAGCCAAATGCCGAAAGGTTGGCGCTAAAAACTGGGGGAATAAGAGTGGCAGTAAGAAAAAGTAAAAAAGGTGCCGCGCTTAAAAAATGGTTTAAAGAGGAATGGGTTGATTTAAAGACCGGAAAAGAATGCGGCAGAAAAACTGCTACCGGATCTAGTAGGCCATATCCTTCGTGTCGGCCTAAAAAAGTTGCGGCAAAAATGACATCAGCAGAAAAAGCTGAGTCAACAAGAAAGAAAACAGGGCGCAAAAGAGTACAACACGCGGTTACTGCATCAGGCAAGCGTCGAGCAAAGGTTAGAAAAAAGACTTGACCTTTCCTTTGATATGTTAAAATATCCGCAAAAGAGAAAACCTTATGGCCTCAATGAATAAAGAAACTGAATCTTATTACAATAAGTACTTTGACCTGTTTAGAACCGATGGTTGGAAGCAGTTAATTGAAGAGCTTACGCAGAATGCGCTGGTTATTAACAGTGTTGAAGCGGTAAAAGATAAAGATGACTTATATGTTCGCAAAGGGCAATTAAATGTTCTTGCATATGTTCTGAATCTTGAAGCAACAATCAACAACAACTTTGAAGAGTTGCAAAAGTCAGATGAAGATATTTGATTTCCGTTGCGAAAACGGTCATGTATTTGAAGATTTTGTAGAAAGCGGAACCACAACCAGTAGGTGCGGTTGTGGCGCAAATGCTACAAAGATCGTCTCAGCGTCAAATTTTGTACTAGATGGGTCAACTGGGGATTTCCCTGGGCGGCACATGAAGTGGGTACGAGAGCATGAAAAAGCGGGGCGAAAAGGACGGGAAGCTCGCCGAGAGGAGAGTTAATCCTAATTTTTTTCCATAACCTTTTAAGGCGGGAAAGTTTATATGATGTCACGAGCGACACTACTTGATGAGCGTTTGGAAGAGGATCTAGCAGAAGAGCAGGAAGTTACAGCTGAGCAACAAGAGGCTCCCATAGGGGAGGAACCTCAAGAGGTTGATTCAGACATTCCAGAAAAGTACCAAGGCAAGTCTGTAAAAGATTTAGTGCAGATGAACCAAGAGCTTGAGAAGTTTTCAGGCAAACAGAGTACGGAAGTGGGCGAACTGCGTAAACTGGTTGATACCTACATTCAAGCAGAACTCGGCAAAAAGCAAGCACCTGCAACACAGCAAGAAGATACAAATGGTGATGTTGATTTTTTTATCGACCCAACATCTGCTGTTCAAAAAGCAATTGACAACCACCCCAAGATCAGGGAAGCGGAGCAATACAACCGCCAGTACAAACAACAGGCTACTCTTGCACAGCTGAAGTCTAACCATCCAGAGATGGATGAAATATTGCAAGATCCTAAGTTTGCAGAATGGATTAAGGGGTCAAATGTCCGAACGAAACTGTTTGTGGAGGCTGACCAACAGTACGATTACGACTCAGCAAATGAGCTATTTAGTCTTTGGAAAGAACGCAAGGACGTAGCTCGCAGAACTGCTACAGCGGAACGCGCAAGTCGTAGAAATGCTATTAGGTCTGCCAATACAGGCAATGCTCGTGGGACAGGTGAGAGATCTGCTCGGAAAAAGTATCGTCGTGCTGACATTATTAAACTTATGAGAGATGACCCCGAGCGTTATAAATCAATGTCTGACGAGTTTTTGAAGGCATACGCGGAGGGTCGAGTTACATAGCCTTAAAAGGAGATTCCCATGGCTACAGCACCCTATCCTGGCGCGGCAGGTAATACCGCATTAGCAGAAGCTAAAGGCGCAGATAGTATCGGTTTCGTTCCAGCAATTTGGAGCGACGAAATTATCGCGGCTTATCAAAAGAACCTGAAGATGGCTCCCCTTGTCAAGCGTCTTTCTATGACGGGCAAGAAGGGTGACACCATTCATATTCCTAGCCCCGTCCGTGGCGATGCCAATGCAAAAGCGGCTGACACTGCGGTAACGATCATTGCCAACCAAGAGTCACAGCTGACCGTCACTATTGACCGTCACTTTGAATACTCGCGTCTGATTGAGGACATCGTAGAGGTTCAGGCTTTGTCCTCTCTGCGTCAGTTTTACACTGAAGATGCTGGTTATGCTCTGGCTGTGCAGGTTGACAACGACCTTCATGCCTCGGGCACTGGCTTTGGTGATGGTGGCGCTGTTGTATTTTCACCAGCCTCAACTGACTATGAGCACACTGGCTGTTTTATGAATGATGTCTCAGCAGGTGGTGTTACTCAGTACACCGATGACACCATCATTGATGGCGATGTGTTTACGGATGATTTTTTCCGTGACATGATCCAAAAGCTGGATGACAACAATGTGCCAATGGATAATCGCAGTTTGATTATTCCTCCTTCAGTACGAAACACAATCATGGGCATTTCACGTTATGTGTCTTCTGATTTTGTTTCAGGCACACCTGTCCAAAGCGGCTTGATCGGCAATCTGTATGGCGTAGACGTTTACGTTTCTGCTAACTGCCGAGTCATTGAGAGCGCAGGAGATAATACCGCTGTGGGTGCAAACTTTGATACTCGTGCGGCTCTGTTGTTCCACAATGAAGCTGTCGTAATGGCTGAGCAAATGGGCGTTCGCTCACAGACTCAGTACAAGCAAGAGTATCTTTCTACTCTGTACACCGCAGACACCCTTTATGGTGTTCAGGTCTATCGTCCTGAAGCGGGCTTTGTTCTGGCTCTTTCTGAGGGCTAATCCAATCGGGGGCTTCGGCCCCCTTTCTCCTTTTTGCTTCGTGTTTTTCTTGGAGTAGTTCATGGCAACAACGATAAAACTCAAGAATGGATCAGGCGCACCTTTAGCTGGTGATCTAGTCCAAGGCGAACCCGCGCTTGATTTAACCAATAAGCGACTTTATTCAGAAGACAGTGGTGGCGCGGTTGTTGAGATTGGCTCCAACCCTAGCAGTCTTTCTATTAACGGCACTGCAATTACCGCTACTGCAACAGAAATTAATGTGTTGGATGGGATTACGTCCACCACCGCAGAATTAAACATCCTAGATGGCGTTACCGCTACAGCGACAGAGCTAAATGCGCTGGATGGAGTTACTGCAACTACAGCAGAATTGAATATTTTAGACGGAGTAACGTCTACAGCCGCAGAGCTTAACTTTGTTGATGGCTCGCTGGCTGGCACTATTGTTAATAGCAAGGCCGTAATTTATGGCGCTGCCGGAGAGATAAATGCTACTACCCTGCAAATAGCAGGAACAGCGATTACATCTACTGCGGCAGAGCTAAACATTTTGGATGGCGTTACCGCTACCGCATCAGAATTAAATGTCCTTGACGGAATTACTAGCACTACTGCCGAACTAAATATTTTGGCAGGAAAAAGTTTTGTTGACGAGGATGACATGGTTAGCAACTCTGCTACCGGAATTCCTAGCCAGCAATCTGTTAAGGCTTATGTGGATGCTCAGCTTACGGCTTCTGATTTAGATTTTCAGGGCGATTTAGGCGGTGCATTAAGCATTGATCTTGATGCTGAAACTTTAACAATTGCTGGCGGCACTGGCATTGATACATCAGGCGCGATTAACACCCTGACTGTTGCTATTGATTCTACCGTAGCAACATTGACAGGCTCGCAAACCCTTACCAATAAGACATTAACTACCCCTGTTATTAGCTCTATTAGCAATACAGGGACGATTACTTTGCCCACATCAACCGATACATTGGTGGGCAGAGCAACAACAGATACGTTAACAAACAAAACTCTAACCTCGCCTGTTTTAAACACAGGGGTGTCTGGTACAGCAGTTTTGGATGATGATACGTTTGCAACAGCAAGCTCTACGACTCTTGCTACTTCAGAGTCAATCAAAGCGTATGTTGATGCTCAAAGCGGTGGTGGTGGCGGGATTGCCCTTACCGACCTGTCTGTTACGACAAACTCAGTAGGCACTGCGGCTTTAAGTTACAACAATACAACAGGTGTGTTTTCTTACACCCCGCCTGACTTATCTAGCTACCTTACTAGCCTAGCAATTAATGGCATTTCTGATGTCACTATTACTACGCCAGCAGATAATGAAGTGCTTGCATACGATACTACATCTAGTGAGTTTATTAACCAGACCGCGTCTGAGGCAGGGTTAGCAACATCCACACAGGGATCTCTTGCTGACAGTGCGTTACAGCCAGCAGATTTAAGCGTTACTACCAATGCGGCAGGAACAGCGGCATTAACGTACACCAGCGGTACGGGTGTATTTAGTTATACCCCTCCTGATCTTTCTAGTTATTTAACAAGCTACACAGAAACAGATCCCGTAGTTGGTGCGATTAATGGCATTGTTAAGGCTGATGGTGCAGGGAATATTAGTGCGGCTGTTGCTGGCACTGATTACTTATCGTCAGTTACGTTTTCAGATATTGATGCAGGCGCTTATCTAACATCCCTGGAAGCATTTTCAGACGTTGATACGCAGTTGATGACAGCGGCGGCAATCAAGGATCTGGTTGAGTCTTATGGGTATATTTTTGATGGCGACACTGTTGCGTCTATTACTCTTACGTCTGCCGACATCAATGGCGGGACGATAGACAACGTAACAATTGGTGGCGCTACAGCCGCCGTAGGCACGTTTACTACTGCTAACGCTACTACTGTCGATACTACAAACCTTGAGGTTACAAACCTGAAGGCAAAAGATGGTACGTCTGCTGGATCTATTGCTGACTCTACCGGAGT